TTCGACCTGTAGGCTGACATGTTGATGCCGCGCAGAGTGCGTACTCTCCCTTGCAAATAGTTAAATCTGCGTAAGCAGGTGAAACCATTAAACTAAAAAAAAATATAAATAATTTTTTCATTTCTTTTTAATTACTTTTTTAGCCTTTGGTTTAGCTTTAGCTTTTGGTTTAGACTTTGGCTTTGACTTAACTTCTGATTTTGGTTTCTCAACCCAAGCCTCATTTTCTGGTGTTTTAGGATCGTCTTTTACAAAATGACCCTCTTCAGTCCTTGCTCTAACTTTTACTGTTTCAACAACTTCGACAATATTTTTTTTAGCTGCTCTTATTTGTTGAATAATTTTATCTCTTACAGAACCCATTGTAATCTCCTTTTAATTTGCTTTCTGTCTGGCGTTAAGAGATGCTATATCTCTTTGAGTTTGGATACGATCTTCTGCTATTCTTGTTTTATCTCTTAAAGCTTCTTGAGAAACAGCAACACGTTGTTGATCTATCATATTATCATTAGTTTCTTTTTCTTTATCAAACTCTTGTCTAGCTACAAATTCAGAACCTTTACGTTGTAAATCAGCCGCTTTTATATCTAATTCTTTGTTTCTAATCTCTACAAGAGGATCAGTTTCTGGCGGAGCTTCCATAGATTGTGACAATTGCTCAACAGTATCTGCTATTATTTGAGCCGCAATTTTATCTATTTGTGGCTGTATTTGTTGCATCATAGCTTGCATCTGCTGTTGATCTTGCTGAACTTCAGGAGGAATTCCTTGCATAATTTGTTGCTGTGCCTGTTCTTCAGACATTAATCCAATATGTTCTTGTACATGACCCTGTAGGGCCATAATAGCATTTGGATTCATTTCTACTGCTGGAGTAGACATAATAGCTAAATGAGTCTCAATATGGGCCTGATGATCTTGACCTGGAAATGCCTGCAAAGGAACACCCAATAAAGAGTTTTGATTTTCTTTGGCTGCATTAGCTGGTTGAGGCTGTGGAGGTGCAGGCAGTAAAGCATCAATATTGCTAACACCTAAAGCCTCGTACATCTTACGATAAGCTTGGTATAATCCTTGAGGTCCACCATGTATCTCTGGATTAGACTGAACTAACTGCAACTGTGTTTGAGCTAATGCAATCCTTTGAGACATAGAAAATATGTTTGGATCGCTGGTAGGAATAACATCAACTCTACCATCAAAGTCTTGCGCTTTAACTTCTGGACCTACTTCATTTGAAATAATATAGGGATATGGTTCTACGCTCTTAGAGAACACTTGAGCTAATAGCTTAAACTCTAATTTTTGAGAATAATGTAGCCTTTTATGGATAGCAGACATAACTTTTGTGCCACGCTCCATAATAGCCATAGTAGTCCCAACAGGAGTATCACCCCCCATTTCACCTACTTTTAGGTCTGCCATAGACGCAAACCTACGCCCTGCGTCCACAAGATTACCTAAAAGGTTATACAAAGTACCTGAAGGCTCTTTAAATGGTAATGGCATAAGCGCACCACGCAAATCGCCACTAACTACGTCTATATCTCTAAATTCTCCAGGCTGTAGTGGTTCGTCATCATTTTTGATCCTAGCACCACGAGCTTTAAATCCAGCAGGAAGATTGGCTAAAGTCCCTGCATCTATAAGCTGTCTTAAAATCGAAGTAGAAGCTTGAGCTAACCCTCCAATCATATGAGTTAGCCCCAACCCATAAAAACCAAGACCTGGAAGAAACTTATAATGAACAAAGAAATGCTTTTGCTTCTTCATTGCATCTTGCTCTTCGTAGTTCCTCCTAATAGATAATACTTCGCTTGTATCCTCTAAAATTGTTACGATATAAGGCAGCTTTAAGCCAGTAGGCTCACCGTCCATGCCCATATCCTCAAAACCCTCTAGGTCTAAATTTAAATGTACTTCATATAAAGTTAGCTCACTAGAGTCATTGCTTGGATGAACTCCCTGCACATCATTGATTGATTCCTGTACCTCTGAATACTCATCTGAATCATAACCAGAAGAAGGTAAATCTATGTCATCACTATAAAAACCTGCTAACTGAAGCTTTTTAACTTCATTAGAGTTCATGCTAATTCTATGCGTAACTCTAGGAGAGGAAGCTAGATCTGATACTCCGTATGGAACAATTAAATCTTCTGCGTGAACAAAATCAGAGACAGCTCTGTTTTTTAATGGGTTAAAATAAATCTTTTTAAATGTAGAACCAATAATAGGTAAGTAGAATAACATCTGATCTAACTCTGGATCATATTCTTCCATCTTACATGTAATCATATAGTTCATGTATTCTTGGACTCTTTCAGCTTGCTTAATAAGAGCCTCAGTCTCTTCTCCAAATACCTGAACCCTTACTGGCCCTTGGGCTGGTAACAGCTCCCTGTAGGCTTGCGATTGGAACTGGGTGACAGACTCAGCCAAAAGAGGGTGAACAATGCCAGAGGAGCCTTCAAATGGCTCAGAACGCTTTTCGTCCTTCATGCCAAGAAATTCTATGCCTTTTTTATAGGTGTCTTCCCAATCTTTTCTTGAGGACAAGTCATCATCAATCGAACCTATTAAATCAGATGCTATTGTTCCTAATTCTCCAGAATCCATTGCATCTGCTAAATTACCATCAAAAGGAAGATCTATAGTAACAGTTTCCTCCTCAAATTCACCTACAATAGCAGAACCATCTTCCATTTCTAGGATTCCAGGTCCAATTTGCATTTCGTCACCAGTAGCTAAATCTATCTCAAAAACATCTTGAGGAGTTTCCTCTATGCCCGTTTGAGGCATACCGCCTGCTCCCATATCTCTCTCAACAGCCATTGTGATCTCCTATATATAAAGTGTTGGGGCAGAAATTGCTCATACCACTTTTCTCTCCAAAAATGGGAACAGACAACAGTTAGTGGGAGGACTCACCTGTTGCACTCTACCCCAACCTCTTTGCGCTATCTAACGCCAATAAACTTAGTCCCTCTTAGTGCAGCTCCACCGCCTCTAGAGTTTCCTGCTCCTGTTCCGCCTGTCATAGGAGCCTTTTTTAGATTGTTAAAAGACTCACTCATTACACCTGTAACTGCATTTTGCTTATTGCCATCAGTAGGTGTTTTTATTGATTTTTTCTTTTTCATTAGTTTACTCCTTTAAATTTTCCGCCACGGCCTTTCATAACGGCTTTACCAGTACCCTTCGATTTTGGTGGGTTGTCAATAGCATCGAAAATTGAGTCTATAAAAAGATTTGCCCGTAAAACGCCAGCATTTTTAGGAGAAATTTTGTTGCTTTGCACTTTTTTAGTCAAAGCTTTTTTAATAGCTTCTTTTGATTTAGTGTCTCCCCCATTTGCAGCAAGAATAGCTCTTTTTTCATCTTCCGATTGATAAAACTGACCGCCAGTTTCCGACTTCTTAGCTTTGTAAACTACCATACCACTAATCCTTTACTTTTTCATCATTGCTCGACTTTTTCCACGACCTGGCATTACGCAACCACCGCCCTTGTACTTCTTCACTGAACCACCGCCCATCATTCCTTTTCCTCTACCCATCATTCTCTTATCCGCATCGCTCATAGTTTTTGCAGCTTCTCCTAACCTTCTTGCGCCACTATACCCTCTACCACCTGATGCACCCGCGCTTAACATTTGCATAAGTTTTTTAATCATACCTGCTTTTTCTGCATCCATGTCAGTAGTTGCATTTTGAGACTCCATATCAGACATACCGCGTTCAGCCATCATTCTTCTGTTGTTTGCTATGTCTTCGTCAGTAACAGCTTTACCTGCACCCGCTCCCGTCATACCCTTCATTATTTTTGCCATTCTGATACTGTCTGCCATAGAATCTGCCATTTTTTATCTCCTAATAATACTCTCTTGAGCTTCTAAATTCGTAGTCATCTTCGTCATTATAGTCAGTTGGGGTAACAATAAAACCACCTTGTCTAAAACGGAGTATAGCCTGTGTCATGCTATCTGCCAAGTCATCATGTTCGCCATTAGGAAAAGAAGCACATTCTTCCATCACCTCATCCGCAAAATTAGTCTCAGGACACCACACCATGCCACTCTCAAATACAGGAGCGCAGGAGTGCATCCTCGTAAACTTATCAGCACCACGGCTCGGAGTAAATGGTGTTACTGGAATCCCCATACGCCTTAATTCTTGCGTTAAAGGCATCCCTGAACCTTTTTGCTCTATGAGAACCATATCAGGGTCATACAATTTGTAAAGTTCATTTGCCTCTTCTTTTAGCTGTGGGAACTCCCAACG